TGCGGCAGATACAGGTCGAATATTAAAATTAGTTAGACTTTCATTTAAAGAATCTGTTAGTGATGACGAACCAATAAAGTTATTGGCCTTGTTTGCATCTGTTCCATTTGTAACAAGGTAACGAACAGAAACTACTGCACCATCGGGCAGTTTTTTACCAACAATATCATTACCAAAATAAACTTGGAATTTACCACTCTTATTTTCTTGCAAGTAGTAAACATCACTAGTTGAAGAAACATCTAGTATATCTGTAACTTTAGAATAAACTGCAACTTGAGTATTTCCAACCGCAGGTCTTACTGATACTCTAATTGTTGTAGTGTCGATATTAGATTCGGGTAAAGAGAAAACTTGTTTTGGATTTGTTGCCTGATTATGTGTAAAATTATATGTTACGAGTTGACCTTCATAAATGTCAACATTCTCAAAATAGTATTGTGAGTTAGCTTTTGCAACAATCGTATCTTCCAAAATAACAAAATTATAAGCACTTCCGTCAATTTGATTAGATAAGAATCCATAACCAGACGGCAGAGTTAAGTAACCAGTATTCGATGTAGATGAATTGACAGTTAAGTTAATTGTTGCAATAGGTGCTCTTTGTGAATACGGAGTGTAACCTAATTTCTTTGCATGTGAAACAACTGAATCACGCAACAAAGCCGTATCAAGGAACGACTCATTTGCAACCATGTTTAGATAGTATGCATTGTAGTGGGTATTGTAAGCGAGAATATCCAACAGGACAGACAGGCCAGAACCCTCAAAGTCATAGTCTGTAAACTCTGTTTGTTGATTTAAAAACGCTTTTAAATTATTCTTGATTGTATCAAAATCAAGTTCGGTAACTCTTAAACGGTCTGCCATGTTTATCTAATCCGTTCTAGGAAAAATTTAATTGTAATTGGGTCTGGACTGTTGATAACGAAGAATTCTAATTCGACATTATATCTATTCTCATCCGGAGATGCAGAGGCCGTAACCCTTGAAACTTGAACTCTCGGTTCGAAATTGACAATCGTTTCTTCAATTTCTCTTTCAATTTGCGCCGCCATAACGGAGTCAACATTCTCGAATAACATACGGCGAATGTTACTACCTAATTCTGGTCTAAAAGGACGCTCATAATGATTTGTCAAAATAAGATTTTTGACTGAATTGATAACAGCATATTCATTGACATGCTTGTTGATATCTTTGCGAATTGGATGCGCTGTAAAGTTCAAATCTAAGTCTTTGTAACTTCTTGCGGAATCGATATTTGTTGTTATTGTCGCCATATTCTATTTATTCAACCTCCGGCAAATACATTACCCGAACCAGCAGTAATTGTGTTAGGACCATAATCATCTCCAATTCTTCCAACACCTTTTCCACCAATCTTCACAGTCGAAGAATAACCAGATAATGTAGAGGTATCAGTTGAACATCCTCTTTTAGGATGCGGTGCAATTGTATTACCTGCAACAACAATCAAAATACCATTTGCAAAAACACTATTTCCATTAACTTGTCCCACAGATGTTTTCATAGGAGTTGGACAGTTTTTTCCTGGTCCGCCATCTTGTGATAATACAGAATCGCCTGCTCTAGCAACTGCTGGCATTATTGTTTACCTCTTGACACCAAATCTTTTACTGCGGCTACGGCCGACTGGTACTTCCAATAATGATACTCTGTCAAATTAATAGAAACATTTTGTTTAGGTTCTATACCTGCGGCTTCAACTGTTATATTCACAGGATAAGTTTCTTCTCTGGATGTTGGCGTTGGCATATTATATTCCACCAATGCAAAAAAATCTTCTGTTGTCTCTGGTGGTAAAATTTTAAATGTACCATCAGGCATTCTAAATCTGTAATATTGACCTGGAAATAAATTTGCAGTTTTACCACTAATCCTTGCGGTGTTATTAGATGTTACTGTATAAGTTAATCCAATTGATGTGAAATCATAAGAACTTGAATTATGCGACACATTTGCAACAACATTGTTTCCCGTTCCGTCATCCGCTTCGCCAGTATAAGTTATATCTACTGAAATGGTGGTTCCCTCCCATGCGGATTTTACTGCTCTTGCAAGGAGAATTGAGTCAGTAATATCATTATAAGCATCTTCGGGAATTTCACCTATTGGAAATCCCGATTCGTTAGAAAAAGAAACGATAACATTTGCTGACATATTAGTTCAGATTAATTGTTCCGGCATTGACACTAAAATTACCAGCAGAGATATTATAATCTCCACCAACATCGGATGTTTTACTTCCACCAACTGTCTCTGAACAATCACCACCAATATCTAATGTGGCATCTCCATCAATAGTTGCAGACAAACTACCATTTACTGTGGCATCAACATCACCTTTGACCAATGCAGTAACACTACCATCAACTTGTGCATCTACATCACCAACAACATATGCGATAAGGTTTTCATCAACGGTTGCATACATGTTTTTCTGAACATAAATTTCTGCATTACCTTGAACAGTAATTTTACAATCACCCATAACATACAGGTGGTCGTCTTCCATAACAATAGAATATCTACCTTTGGTAATCTTTTCTACTCTGTCGCCATCAGGAAACCATTCTGTAAAACTTCCATTTCGATGTGCAATATGAATTCGTTCCGCACCAGGTGTATCATCATATTCAACAATGTGACCAGATTCCGTTTCCATAACATTGTTGTAAGGATAAACGGCATCATATAATGTTTCTGGTTCGTCCCAATTACTTAATTCCTCTTCTTTATTATATGTCTTAATTTCTTTAACAACATTATCTTTTCGTTCTTGGATAAATGTTTCTGTAATTGTTTCTGCATCATTTCTTGCAATACGAGAAGTCGAAGGTTCATCCAAATAAATTGGGTTTGGATCCGCTTGTGATTTTTCGCTTATCACAATACCCGTACCATCTTCATTGTATTCTTTTGATTCAGGTGGTCTTGGTGCGTCAGCTAATGCAGAATCATCTCTCGCATCACTATATGCTTCTTCTGCGTTAGCTTCTTTAAGTGGAATACTTGGAAATTGTCCGAACACAATTCTTTGTTGTGCTGCTTCACCATCTGCAAAGAAACCAAGAACCATATCGCCTTCTTTACAAGCATATGGGTTTATATTATTCACTGGAAATGCAACTTGAGCCCAAGGTAATGAATCTGTTGAAACTTGCATTTTATTGTCGGCGTCCCAACCAACACATCTAACTTTAAGACGACCAAGTTTAAGTGGATCCATTCTATCTTCAACGAATCCAACCCACCAAATAAAACCACCTTTACCGGCAAAATCTTTTTGATTGTCCATATTAATAACTCAAAAGGTCCTCTTGTTGTTCTGGACTACTCACAGAAATTTCAACATCTGAAGAGGTTGTTGCGATTTCAATAATCGTTTCATGTTTTTCGTAACCAATAATTTGGCGTGATGCCACAATAAGATATTTACCACTTAAACTCTTATCTTCATTGTCATCACCTTTGAATTTTTTACCAAAAATAGGTGCATCAACATTCACATTAAAACCTGAAGTCAATTGAAAGTTTCCTGGCATGGCAATTTTAAGTCTCTTTGACATTAAATTGTCGATGATTGCTTTTCGTTGAAACATCCACGATTCGGTGTTGTCTAATTTAGATAATGATGTTGGGTCTTTTTCTTTAATATAATTACTAAAATTTTGTGCCAAAGAGAAGAAAGATAAAGTTTTCTTAGAGTCATATGCCTCTATATTACTTACACCTGAACGATTTTTAATTACTGATGCGTTTGGATTGTCATTTGCTTTATCCATTGTTGCATCAACATCACCGTAACCAATTTCTTTCTTAGCAGTTGTTCTTGTAAGTGGGTCAAAACCAATGAATTGACCGGCATTAACACCAGACCTTTGTTTTGAAATACTGTCTGATTGCGTTACAACTTCAAATGCTCTTGCAGAACTAATTTCAGAAAATGGATTACCTTTTGATTGATTCTTTGGTGCAAACTTAACATCCAAAATATCTTCTTGTGTTAATAACATTGACAATGGTGCAAAATTAAAACCTACTAAATTTTGAAAGAACAAGTAATTAGGTGCTTGTTTTCTATCTAAACTTCTTTTTGCACACCATTCTATTGCTTCGATTGGTCTCAAATTTGGTATGACAACATTACGAATACCTACTGTATCTTCAAATATACCACCTGACTCGCCCGCAGGAACACTTAAATAATCTTCTAAAATTTTCTCAACAACTTTACCATAAGTGTTTTCATACGATTGGTTAACTCTTTGTTGGTCCGAATACATTAATTCATCTGAACAAAAGTGTAATGTATAAAGTTCACTATTCAAACCTTCATTCTTACGAGTTGACTGTTTGTAAATACGAAATGCTTTTCTAAATGAACCAATATCAGAATTACTGTCTTTTGCAATGTCGATGAGAATAGATTCTGAACCATCAAACAATAAACTGCCAGACAAACCGGCAGCATCACGAATCAATATACTTCCACTCATAACAGGCAGAAACAAAGAATCGAAGATGTTTATTTCTTCATAGATGACCGAAATGTCAATTGGTCCACCTTTAGTAACAATCACCAATTCATTTATTTTGAATTGGGTTGATTTACTCATTGATAAACTCATGCTTTAATGACCCTCTTAAATTCTTTTTCTACGGCAGT